GAAGAACTATCTGCTGGTTCCGCACTTTTTATCTCTGACCAGTTGATGAAGAATAAAAAAGGAGAGATAATAACAAACACTAATAGTAAAATTACCGCAAAGGAGGTGATATAATGGAATCATATAGTAAGATCACGGAGCTGTTGGAAGACTTTCACAGTAATCACGAAAAGAATACCGTTCAAGGTGTTAAGGCTGCTGGACTTAGAGCAAGAAAAGTAGCCACAGACTTGAAGAAGTTACTAACAGAGTATCGTAGAGAAAGTATTGAAGAAAACAAGTAATGAGTAGAGTGCTTGTAATTGGCGATTATTTGGATGATCGCTATCGGTTTTATGAACAAACAAGAACCGACCCTGCCAATAACAATGCGCCTGTAGTTGTAAACACTACAAACGTCAGTGTTGATGGTGGGGCCGGTAACCTTGTTAAAAATATAGAATCTTTGTGCGAATGTGAGGTGCTATTTTTCCATTCTAAATGTTTGGAAAAAGCACCTTCATTCTCTATACCGGGAAAAACAAGACATTATATTGATAATAAATTTATCTTTAGAGAAGATGAAAACGATACTATAGAATACAATAAAGAAGTTGTCGATAGCTTTATTGAAAAAATAAAAGAAAATGATTTTGTGGTAATATCTGATTATCATAAAGGAACCATTACACCTAATGATATAGGAAGAATAATAAAACACTGCAATAGTTTTAAAAACGTATTAACATTTGTAGACACCAATCACGTTTTTGATGAACACAAAAATGTTACTTGGTTAAAGATCAATTACCAAACAGCAGTTGAAAAAACAGGTCTGTGTGATAAGTCACAAGCCAAAGTTTTGTCAGATAAAACATTATCCAATGTTATTGTAACAAAAGGAGAAGAAGGTTTTATATCATATATAAAAGAAGTAAATCAAACCATATTATATGGTAAAGATGACAACACAAACTTTGTTGACTCCATTGGTGCGGGCGATACTTTTTTAGCAGGGTTTATTTCTGCTATGTTGATGGATATGGGTAAGTTATCTAGTATGATATATGCAGACACTGTAGCGCACATTAGCACTACTAGATTAGGAACAATAAAAGAGGTTACTAAAAAAGAAGCAGACGAAGAATATTTGAAGATAAAAACATCTTTAACCGATACGGAGAATGTTTTGAATGTCTATCGCACTATTGATAATGATTAAAGATGAGTTTAAAGCTGTAAAAAATATTATTAATTCTATTGGTAATGTATGTGAAGAAAAAATAATTGTTGTAACGGGAAATAAGAGAGTGAAAGAGTCTGGTGATTGTAAAATACTTTATTTTCCATGGCATGATGATTATTCTACACCTTTAAACGCTGGATTAAGGTTATGTGAGTCAAAATGGGTGTTAAGATTAGATTCTGACGAAGAAATAGACAAAATTAACCTAAAAAGGGTCGTAAAAGCTGTTAATTTAAGAGATGATGTATGGGCTTATGAAATAAACCAAAGGGGTTATTTACCCGAAAAAAGGGTAGAATTTGGGGTTAAAAAGGTGAAAAAGTATAAGAATTACACTAATGCGGTTGATGATAGGTGTATTCGGTTGTTTAGAAACGATCCAAGAGTGTTTTTTCAGTACAATACACATGAAACCTTATATGATTCATTAAGGAGAGCAAATTTAAAATATGTAAGATCAAATATTGTCATACACCATTGGGGTAAGTTAAATATGAAAGACAAAGCACCTTATTATTATAAATTAGCAAAAGATAGGTTACGTAGATATCCCGAAGAATATCAAAGTCATTATTACCTTGGAGTATCTGCTGAATTTATTGGTAAGTTAGAAGAATCATACGAAGCTTTTAAAGCTGGTTATGAAAAATATAAAAGTGATTACTATCGAATACCGATGGAATTTATAAAAGAGAAAAGGAGAAGATTAAATGGTGGAATCAATTAGTTTAGAACAACTTAAGGAACAGCAAGCACAGCTTTCACAGACGGTGGGTAACCTAACGGCACAGAAAGCTACATTAGAGGAACAGTTAGAGAATGTAAGAAATTCATTGGCAACCAATAACGGAGCACTACAGTATGCAACTGCTTTGATTCAATCAATTGAGCAAGAAGATAGTGTTGATGTGGGGGGTGATACAGAAACAGAGGAAATCCCTCTTACAGAACCAAACTCCGAAGTTTCAGACGGAGAAGTAGTATTGTAACTCTATAAATAGTTAAATGGGAGTATTTTTGAAAATATAAAATCATATTTATTATGAAGTTTTTAGGTTCTTTCGTATTTGCTTTAAGGAAACTTCGCTACATGAGCATAAACATTATGTATATAACCTTGCTTGATTGTTTGTCGAAGATAAATAAAAACTAAATATTTTATAAATACTCTCATTTAACTTATGGAGAAAATAAATGGCTGAAGTATTTGTGTCCCCTGGCGTTTACACGCAGGAAATGGATGATACTTTTAGTCCGCCGCCCGGTGCTGCTGCTATAGGAGCTGCCTTAGTTGGGTTCGCAAAGAAAGGTCCAGCCTTTCTACCCACTACGGTTAACTCTTTTGGTCAGTTTAGAGATCGTTTTGGTGGATTAAATCCCGAATTTTATATGCCTTATGCAGCTCAATCTTATTTAAGAAACGGGTCTTCACTTAATGTAACCCGTGTTTTAGGTAGAGGTACGGTCGCTGCTGGTACGATTGGCTTTCTTTCTTTCCCCAAACTAGCAGGCGAATCAATTTCTGCTGTGTCGGGTGGTTGTACTGTTTTAGGTACGGTTAGAAAGAGAACATCTGGTGATGGTGACGTTCTTCTTAGTGGCTCTCCTAATAACTTTTCTTTATCGTCTGGTGGCACTATTGTTACTGGTTTGTCGATGAATGAAGCTAGCGGTAGTTATGTTAAGAAAGTTTTAGGAACTGATCCTCAGACTTCTCACACTGGTGAAAAACTCACTGACTTATATGTGGATGCTGTATTCGATTATGATTTTAGCAATGTTGGAGGTACTGTTAAGAGTGCTGCATTGTATGCATCAGTTACGGCTGATGGTGATGCGTTTGATGATATTGAAGGTGGTTTCGCAGCCGCTAGCACACCTTTCTTTGTATCACAAAACGCACAAGGTTCAGTACAAAACTTGTTTAAATTTCATACTCGTTCTCACGGACAAATTGAAAACAACTCTATTAAAGTTCAGATTTCAAATGTTGCAACATCAGTAACTTCTTTCCCAGAGTTTACGGTTAGTATTCGCGCAGCGGATGACAATGATATAAGCCCTCAAATTTTAGAGTCTTATGAAAATGTTAATCTTAACCCCGACTCTCAAAAGTATATTGCTCGTGTTATCGGTGACCGTTTTGTATCTTATGACTTGACACAAGATCCTCCCGAACTTCTGTTCAATGGAGACTTTCCTAACAGATCCAAGTTGGTAAGAATTGAAATGAATACTGGTGGATTCGATTCCAGTGCAAGACCTGCAGGATTTAGAGGTGTTGGTTCAATCCTTGCACAAACAGGCGGCCCGATCAGCGGACCTGCTGCTGGTCCCGGTGCATCGAACACACAAGGTCTAAGTGCTACTGTTGCTGCACTACCCACCGTTACTAATCAGTTGAAAGACGGTGTAGTTAGCAGTACTAAGGTCATGGGTATTAACTTCCAATCGCCTGGCGTTAGTGATAGACTTAAGAAAACTGTTACATCGGCTTCGGGTAGCGTAACTGCTGATCCCGGCTTGTTGTTCTTATCCACCACTGGCGAACTTGGTGTGGTTGGTGACAACGTACAAGATGATACACCCGTTACACCTGCAGACTTTACAGTTGTTAACATGGTTAGCTCCAACTCTGGTAACTTTGTTGGCTCTACCACAAGACGTTGTACTGGTCTTGATAATAATGATGCATTGAAGTTTGTCGCACCAGTATTTGGTGGTTGGGATGGATTCGATCCTCGTAAGAATTTGATGACCTCGCTGAATGACGGTACGGTATCTGCTGACTTTGATGTAGCAAGAAAAACATTGGCTAACCCCGAAGAGGTTGACTACAATCTACTATCAGTACCTGGCGTTACTTCGTCTGGTGCTGGCGCACCTCTTAACAACTTTGTTGACATGGTTGAAAAGAGAGGCGATGCTTTCATATTACTTGATATTGCTGATTCTTCCGCTACTGCCGCTGGTAATGACTTATCGGTTGCAGCCGCACAAGAAGAAGCTACGAAGTTTGATACTAACTATGGAGCGGTTTATTATCCTTGGGTTAGAATCAATGACTCCGAAAATAATCGTCTTGTATGGGTGCCACCGGCTGTTGAAGTAATTGGTGCTTACTCGTTTAACGATAGAGTGGGTCAGCCTTGGTTCGCACCTGCTGGGTTTAATCGTGGTGGTTTGGAAAGAGTGTTGGAAGTTAGAAGAAGATTAACACAGACGCAACGTGATAGTCTTTATAACAACACTCCTGGCGTTAACCCGATTGCTACTTTCCCCGGCCAAGGTATTGTTATCTTTGGTCAGAAAACACTGCAGAAGAAGCAGTCTGTATTGGATAGAGTAAATGTTCGTAGAATGATGTTGACAGTTAGAAAGACTATTTCCAGAATGTCTCGTAACTTCGTCTTTGAACAGAACAACGCTCAGACAAGAAGCAATCTTTTAAACATGGTTAATAACTATCTTGGTTCAGTACAAGCGGCCAACGGTATTAATGAGTTTAGAGCACAGATTGAAGAGGGCGCAGACTTAGTAGATAGAAATGTAATCAAAGGTAAGATTTTCCTCAAACCGACTACGGTTGCTGAAATTGTTGTCTTTGACTTTACGTTGACACCTCAAGGCGCATCTTTTGGTGAGTAATAAATAATAATAGTGTGTGAGGGAAAACAAAATTTCCCTCACACCTATATTTATTTTAGAAAATAAAATATTTTTATATATTTTGGAGATATAGAATGGCTGATGTTAGACCCGTAAACCAAATGCTTGCGGATACATTTGAACCTAAAAGACAAAATAGATGGTTTTTCCAATTTGCTGATGACGTAATTCCTCAGTTTGTTGCTAAAACTTTTGCTCGACCGACTTTCACCCAAGAATCTGTTGTTGTTGATTACATTAATAGCAAAAGATATTTGGCTGGTAAGTTTGAGTGGGGTACAATGTCGATGACATTACATGATCCTATCGCACCTTCATCTGCGCAGAAAGTTATGGAGTGGGCAAGATTAGCTCACGAAACAATTTCTGGTCGTGATGGTTATGCCGCTTTTTATAAGAAAGATTTTTCTCTTAACTCAATGGACCCTGTTGGTGTTGTTGTTGAACAGTGGGATATTAAAGGCGCATTTATTACCGATGCAGATTTTGGTGGTTTGGATTATGCTAGTGGCGAACCTACAGAAATAAGTATTACGGTTCGTATGGATGAGTGTATTCTGAGATACTAAAATAGATGTAGTTTAAATAAGGTAGTTTGTTTATTAAAATTTCTTGTAAATATAAATTACAAGAAGGAGTTTTAAAAATATGAGTGAAAGTAAGACTGCACCTATTGAATTTGAAGACGATAGTAAAAAAGATACAGAGATAAACCCGGCTGAAATCAATCAAAGCCCCGAACAGTATGCACGAAAAATTGCAGCTGAACGAGCTACTGAGTATGATAAGATGGCGGGTTTTTCTGTGCCTCGTGATTTTGTAATGTTACCATCTAAGGGTATGATTTATCCAGCTTCTTCACCACTTCATAATATGGAAGAAATTGAAGTAAGACACTTGACCGCTGCTGATGAAGATATTTTGACATCAAGAGCTTTGTTGCGTAGTGGTAAGGCGATTGACACAATGCTTTCCAATGTTATTATGAATAAGAGTATTAATGTAGAAGAATTAATCTCTGGTGATAAAAATGCTATTTTAACATTTCTTAGAATTACAGGTTATGGTCCCGAATATCCTGTTGAAGTTGAGTGTCCGGCTTGTGGTGAAACTACGACTTTTGAATTTGATTTAAGTAAATTGACGATGAAGTTTTTGGATGTTAATCCAGTTGCAGCAGGTGAGAATAGATTTGATTTTCAATTACCTTCGGGAGTTGAAATACAGTTTAAGTTATTGAACAGTGCGGAAGACGCTCGTATTACTGAAGAACAAGAAAAGCTTAAGCGCGCTACTGGTTCTCCTTTAGAGAAAAATGTAACGACCAAGTATAAGCATCAAATTATTTCTGTTAATGGTGATGAAAATCAGATAACTATTAATAACTTTGCGGATACAATGAATTTACGTGACTCAAGAGCTTTTCGTTCCTATTTAGAAGAGATAGAACCAGATGTTAATATGCGTCAAGAGTTTAAGTGCCGTATGTGTGGCCATACGGAGGAGGTGGAAATACCGGTAACTACCGGTTTCTTTTGGCCTGAGTCCTAACCTTAAAGAGTATATTTTTGAGGAGTGTTTTTATTGTGTTTATTATGGTCATCTAAGTTTTACGGATGCTTACAACTTACCTATTAAATGGCGTAAATGGTGGCTCAATAAAATAAACGATATCAACGAAGAACAAAATGCAAGAAACCAACAATCTGCTGTGACAAATCAACAATCAAGTGGTAAGTCATTACGAGCTAGAGATATTGGTCGTTAATATAATATCCCCTTATTACTTTTTAGTATAAGGGGATATTTATTTATGTAGAAACACAATCGGAGACAAAAAATGCCTAAATCACCACACGCTCAAATAATTGATCCCTTTTCGGAAAAGTCTGGCGGATTTGATTATGGTAACTTGGCCAAAACTGTATTAGCTGGGTTGGGAGTAAATTCAGCCATTGATTTTTTTCGTAAACGTAAAACTAATGATACTAAGCAAGATAAGTTATATCAAGACGAATTGAAAAAAATTGAAAAGAAGATGCGTAAGCAAAAAGAATTGGAAAAGAAGTTAAATAAAAAAGGAATGACCCTTGACGATGTTCTGCGTCAAATGAAAAAAAATAGAAAGAAGTAAATAATGGCAGATTTCGGAAATCAATTAGGTGATGCTGGAGAAAAGGCTGAAGGGCTAGCTGGTGTCTTTGATAGACTTATGGTAAGGGGCGCTACTTTAGCCGGTCTTGAAGAGAAACAAATACAAGCTACTCAAAAAGCCAACAAACTGCAAGCTCAACTTGATAGAGAAAAAAAGAAATCCATACCTCTGCAAAGAAAGATGACCATTGAGTTACAGCAGCGACTCAAAAATTCTACCCTACTAAATAAAGGTCTAAAAGAGACTATCAAAAGTATGAACCTTTTCGGCAAAACTATGTCTGGTTTAAAAGG